GAGGAAGCAACACTGGAAGACATAGAAAACTTTTAACAGGAGGCGAGCATGGCCAACAGAATCAAAGGCATCACGATTGAGATTGATGGCAACACAACGAAATTGACTGACTCGCTGAAAAAGGTCGACACGTCGCTCCGTGACACACAGGCACAGCTTCGGGACGTGAACAAGCTCCTAAAGCTCGATCCTTCTAACGTCGACCTTCTGAGGCAGCGGCATGAGCTGCTCGGTAAAGCAGTAAATGACACGAAAGAGCGCCAGAAACAGCTGACGGAGGCTCTTGAACAGTCGAAGAAAGCCGGAGACACAGAAGAAAACAGAAAGCAGCAGGATCTTCTCCAGAGAGAGCTGATCGAGACGACCAGCAGACTGGAAGATCTTGAAAAACAATATAAAAAATCATCACCGTCACTGCAGGCAATAAGCGCCAAGACCGGCGAGCTTGCGGAAAAGACGAAGGGACTTTCGACAGCTGCGGGACTTGCGGCGGGATCGATGCTCGCGATGGCCACGACGGCAGCCGCATCTGCGGATGATCTGCTGACGATGGCCAACGTGACCGGCCTGTCTGTCGAAGAACTTCAGAAAATGCAGTATGCCGCGCCATTCATCGATGTATCTCTAGAGACGATGACGGGCAGCATTGCAAAACTCACGAAAAATATGGCTTCAGGATCTGAAGCTTTTAAGACGCTCGGCATTCAGATCACAGATCAGAACGGCAACATGCGCAACGCCACGGACGTCTGGTATGAAGCACTGGAAGCTCTCGGAAAGATCGAGAACGGAACAGAGCGCGACCAGATGGCGATGGAGCTCTTCGGCAAGAGCGCTATGGAAATGGCCGGACTTGTCGATGATGGTGGAGCTTCTCTCCGCGCACTCGGTGACGATCTGGAGGCGACAGGAACAATTCTATCGCAGGATGGAGTCGAGGCCGCGGTCAAATTTAACGACCAGATGGACGAGCTGAAGGGAAAAGCCACCCAGGCCTTTTTCTCAGCTGGTGCAGCACTGGCGGACAGTCTTCTGCCGGCATTGGAAAAGCTGATCGATGTCGTTGTCAGCGTGCTCGAATGGTTCGGAAATCTAGACGGCACAACACAGACGGTCATTCTGACAGTGCTCGGACTGACGGCGGCGATCTCTCCGGTGCTTGGACTGATATCCACTCTGACCGGGCTGGCGGCAGGGCTTAACGTGGCCATGCTGCCAATGATCGGCACCATCGCTGGGATCGTGGCAGCCATCACGGCCGCCATCGCGATCGGCGTGGCGCTCTATAACAACTGGGACACGATCAAAGCCAAAGCCAGCGAGCTCTGGCAGAGCATCACGGCGACCTTTGACGGAATCAAGAACACGATCTCCGAAAAGATCGAAGCGGCGAAGAACGCAGTCAAGACTGCCATTGATGCGATCAAGGGCTTTTTTAATTTCAAATGGGAATTGCCGAAGCTGAAGATGCCGCACTTTTCGGTGAAAGGCTCAGCGAATCCGCTGAATTGGCTCAGCCAGGGAGTCCCGAAGATTTCCGTAGACTGGTACGCTAAGGCGATGAACAATCCGATCATGCTCAACGGTGCCACGATCTTCGGGATGCAGAACGGAAGACTCCTCGGAGGCGGTGAGCGTGGTTCCGAGATGATTGTCGGAAGGGACAGCATGATCAACATGATCAGAGCGGCGACGACTCCCGGCAACGTCAACGTCAGCGTTGTCGTCAATGGCAACGTGGACGACTATGAGGCACTGGCGAACACCATCGCCGACAAGATCAACGACAGAGTCCTCAGGGATAATGAGGTATACGCATCATGATCAGGGATATTACTTACAACGGAAAGAGCCTCACAGACTTCGGCGTATTTGCCGACTTCTCCGAGGCTCTTAACACATCCGCCTATGTCGTGGATTCCTGGACAATACCGGGAAGATCCGGAGATCTTATTTCCCCGGAAAACAGATACGAAAACAAAAAGAGATCCTTTCGGTGCTTCATTCGGAAGGATTTTCAAACAAACTTCGATAATCTGATTGACTTTCTCACGTCGACAAAAGGCACTTATCAGCGCCTCGAAATCGCTGCAGAGCCGGATGTGTACATGATGGCAGCGTTCTATAATGCTGTCAGTCCTGAGACGCATCCGTTCCTCAGATCCGGCACTTTTGACCTCGTTTTCGATTGCATGCCGCAGAGATTCCTGAAAATCGGAGAGCAGTCCATCCCGGTCGCTGCCGGCTCTTCTGTGACTCTGGCAAATCCCACACGGAAGCCGGCGCGGCCGCTCCTCAGCGTCTCCGAGATGACTTCCGGAGGCTCGATCGAAATCGGAGACCAGACGATCACGGTCGCCGCAAATAGTGCGAACACGATGCTGATTGACACGGATCTGATGCGTGCCTACATGGTTACGGCTGGCGGAGTCGTCCACTCTCTGGACGCATTCGTCACGATGCCCGACAACTATGTCGATATTCCCGCCGGTCAGAGTGTCATCACAGCGACAGGCGTCAGCGTGTCAGTCACTCCGAGGTGGTGGAAGTTATGATTCCAATCATTGTCTCGACCGCTCCGGTCTATGTCGATGCTTTTCTGGTTGAGGATCTCTCAAACAGATCCGGAAGACTCCCGGAAGTCACGGCTGCGGACGTGTATGAGCGACTTAATGATCAATACACAGCAGAGATCACGGTGCCGAGGATGGCACTCAATGCTTCCGGGCTTCAGCGCGGCGGTCTGATCCGCATGAAGGCCAATCCATACCATGACGCCCAGCTGTTCCGCGTGAACAGAGTGAAGCGTCAGCTTGTCAACGGTGACATCGTTCTCTCACTGAATCATATCAGCTATGACCTGAATAAGCTCCCCACGGAGGTCTTCACAGCGACAGGCATCACGGAAGTCGTCCAGACCTTTAACGGACTGGCGGGTAACGTGACATATAACCCGTTCAGGATGACGACAACGCTGACAAACGAGACGAGCAGGCTGACCGTCGAGATCCCTACGCCGTGGCGCTCCGTCATTGGAGGCTTTGAGGGCTCAATTTTGGACGTTTTTGGAGGACAACTCGAATGGGACAACCTCTCCGTCAAAGTTCTCCAGAATCGCGGCCAGAAGCGCAACGTGGCGATCAGATACGGCGTCAATCTTATCGAGTTCACACAGGAAGAGAACATTTCCAACACATACAGCGGCGCGGTCGGCTATGTTGCGAAGGGAGACGACGCTGCCGTCGTTGGATCTGTTGTCTATGACGGGGAGGGCATCAACTACCCGCTCCTGAAAGTGGTCGATTTGTCGAACAAGGTGGACGACTCGACAACAGTGACGAAGGCTCTCGTGACGGAGCTTACGGAGGAATGGATAGCTGCCAATCATCCTGCGACGCCTCAGATCGGCATGACGGTCGACTTTGCAAGGCTTGCCGAGTCTGCGCAGTATCAGCTGCTCGCTGATCTGGAAGACATCAGGCTCGGAGACACTGTCGACGTCATTATTCCGGAGATGTCGATCAGCCAGGAGGCGACAGTGACAGGCATGCACTTCGACCCGATCAGAGAGAAGATCACAAGCGTCGAGCTTGGATCTTACCGTCCAAGGCTCTCGCAAACGATCTCAGGCATCAGCAAAACAACACAAAGCTCAGCGCTTCGAGCATATCCGCTCGGTGCTGTGTATCTAACATACAACTCAGTTAATCCCGCCGCGATCCTTGGCGGGCGCTGGACTCTGCTCTCCAACACCGGAGGGCTTTATTCTTGGAGGAGGATAGCTTAATATGCCAATCACTAGGAATTTTACTCTTTATCTGAACGCTGGTATCTCCGTCGCTCCTACTGTGCACGTCAACCAGTACGACCGCGGCGAGCAGTGGGTCTTTACACTTCTGGACGATAAGGGTCAGAAGTACACGCCCAGCTCCGGCGCTCTGATCGGCGTCAAGGCAGACGGAAATGCCATCGCGGGCGTGACCGGTACGGTTGGAAGCAACGGCGATGTCTACATCACTGAGACGCAGCAGATGACCGCAGCCGCGGGAAAAGCGATTTTTGAGCTGACGATCGACGGCATGACACACGGCACGGCGAACTTCATCGTTCAGGTCGAAAAGAAGCCCACAGACGACGCCGTCCTCTCCGAGAGCGACCTGTCTATCATCCAGCAGGGCATCGACAGCGTGACGCCGGCAGCAATCAACGAGACGGTCTCCGAATATCTCGCGGAACACATGACGAATCCGCCAATCGATCCGACGCTCACAGTCAGCAACGCAGCCGCAGACGCAAAGGTAACAGGCGATGAAATTGCTGATTTAAAGACAGCAATAGCAAGCTTATCAGAGAACACTACTGTAACGATTCCGCCAACTATAGCCGATGATTCTTTTTATACTCAGCATTCAGATAACAGTTTTTATGTATGTAACAGAGAAATTTCAGAAGAATCTACCATTGAAAGCGTAAGAATAAAAGCTAACTCCGCACGCACTGGTAGTATCTATGTTATTGATGCAACAACAAATGAGGTGTTAGTGATACTGCCGGCAGTTTTGGCAGTCGGTTGGAATACAATTCCTATCAACTTTGTAGCACCGGTTGACTGCTTAATTGGGTTCAATGGCTGTTATATTGATTTTCGGAGCGGTACAGCAGTTACTGATGACGATACACTTCTGAACGAAGGTGCTGGATTATATGAAGCAACGCCAAAAACAGCGGTTGAAGGCGATACGCTCACAATCACAAAAACATCACCAAACAGGTATGCGCTTGCGGTTGAAATTACATGCTCAAAAAACGGAGTGATTAATAAACTTGAAAATGATGTCAAGTCAATAAAAGACTCTATCTATAATGGTTTTGAGCTTGATAACGGAAACCTGTTGAGATATGTGGAAATCACCGAACAGATTGGCTATCTTGGACGATGGTGGGATTACAACGGAAAGAAATGCACAAACGCTGACGGTTCTGAATTGTATTTCAAAGCAAAAGGTGCATCAGTTGCTACATTAACACTTGGACAGATTACGGCACAGGCAGTCACTCCATACATGGCTATCAGTATTGATGGCGGAAATTTCTATCGTCAGCAGATTGACAACGCAGAAATCAATTTACCCGACACAGGTGAACATATCATCAGAATTATGATTGATGGAATGGCGGAAAAAAATCAATATCAGTCGGATAAATGGGAGAAAAGGCTTGGCATATATGTTACATCATTAACTGTTAATGATGGCACAATCACAGGCATTCTGCCTGTTAATAAGGTCGGTATGTACTTTGGAGATTCCATAACCGAAGGAATCAATGCACTTGGAACGGGAGCCAATGCAAGCGTAAACAGCGCATCAAATGCTTTCCCATATTTCTGTTCAAAAGTCCTTAATTCCGTATCGTATAGAGTTGGTTATGGCGGGACGGGTATGACAGTTACATCGTCGTTTCATCCATGCATTGATGCTATTGATTGGGATGCTTACAGAATTCCGACAGGCAGATTTGATCCCGATTTTATTGTGATCAATCACGGAGTTAATGACAATGGTGCAAACGTATCGGCTGACGCATATATTACGGCATATAGAACTGTTATTAATAGATTAAGAGTAAGATACTCAAGCACTCCAATATTCTGTGTTGTACCATTCAGAGCTACACAGCCATATTCAGCAGAAATTGAAAACTTGTGTTCTGAATATTCAAATTGTTATTTTGTTTCATCGGAAGGATGGAACGGAGAAACAACAGACGGAACACATTTGTCAGCAGAAGGTGCAAGAAATAACGGTGAAAGACTTGCAAGTGAAATCATGAAAGTTCTTGGGAAAGAGTTTTTTATCAATATCTAAAATTCACCTTCATATGCTTGCTGATGTTTATGGAGTTTCAATCCCGTGGTGATGAAAGAGAGTAAAAGGAAACAATAAATCTGCTATAATAAAAGCACGGAAGCGGTGACAATCCTAAGGGACTCACATGCGCCTATATGTGGAAATCAAACCGTCTTGTTGTAGGGCGAGCGTAACAGTCGCTTTATTAAAAGGTAGTGACAACACGGTGGCGGAATAGGTAGACGCTTGGCGTGATGAAAGAGCATGGATGCATACATGATTGTCGCACGCGATGTCTCAAAACTCTTTCATGTAAGGTGCAAATCCTTACCCGTGTTTATTCTGCAAGTTAAAAATTGCACCTAAAAGCCGAAAAACGCTGTTTGAGGTGCAATTTTATTGTGGTTTTGCACATTAACGTACTGAAATGGCGAAGAAAATCCGCCCTTTTTAGAGGAAAAAACAATGCTGA